CCTAATCGCAAATCCAAGTACAACGGATCGTGTTCTTCCAATGCAAAATCATTAGCATAGCTAGCTTCTATACGTTCATGAATAGCTTCTTCACCAATTCGGCGTTCCCACTCGTCATTGTGCATTTGCCTAAAACTTTTTTTGCCGACTTCTTCTTGCAAGTAACAGTGCTTACAACTTTCAACACGCTCACCTTGCAACATTGCCATGCGAATGTCACGCATGTCTTTGCCGTTCCATGCTTCTTTTAGTGTTGTTTTGCTGATGTCTAATATTTTACCGTCGTCGCCTCTGAGCACACTGGGTTTTGCGATACAGCAAAAATCAATGCTACCGCTGGTATTAACCATCATACTTAACCAAGGGTAAACACAAAATGTTTCCCCGTAAATTTCATCCCATTCAGCCAATTGAATCTTCCACTTGGTCTTCTCTTACCATTGCACCCAGTCTTGCTGGATTTTTGTAAACTCTTTTAAAGAACTTACTACCGCTTTTTCCCAAGTCACTGATTTCTAAGTCTAGTACACCTTTGATCTCTTCTCCAAGTTCAACTGTTTTAGCTTTGAGTTTATCGTAGTCCCACATCATTCCAGTGTTGACACACATTTCAGTACCGCCTTCGAACTCAGGAAACAGTTCTTCTTTGAAGTAATTGCTGAGCCAATCAAAGTCACGTACATTTTTCCAATCCCAACTGTGACGATCAATATTTGTCATTTTAGCACCAAGTCTAGCACCATAAACTGCCCAAAGACCATTGGTAACATCTTCGCCTACACTCATCCAAACCAACAAACGTTTGTAGTTTTCATGATGAATTTTTTTAAGTTCTTTTGGATCAACTACATCACCGCCTTCTAATCCCATCTTAACGCCTTCACGGAACCCAGCCCGCCATGCTTGTAGAGGCGAACCATTGTTCATCACATCACAGTATACATTGTTCATTTGTACATAGTGAATATTCCAGCAAAAATCTACTTGAGCACGTTTATCACTTTCAGGTGCTGCTTCATGTGTACGCATACGCTCAACAACATGTTTAGGCCAACATTTGATACCACCATTGCCATACACCAATCCGTTGATTGTGTTTTTACCTGCCCAACTTATAACATCGTCTTGTCTTATACGATCCATATCAACTTCAATATTGAAAAAATCTTCTCTGACAATATTGTCTGCATCAATGGTCACAAATCTGTCAGTTTCACTGAGTTCTGCAGCGGCCTTGTGTGCTGCATCACTGCCCCATACTCCGTGACTGCGTTTAGCCCAAGGACATTTTTCTAATAGATCATTGTAATTGTGTTCAGCATTAGGCTCGTCATAACTGATAAAAACAATGTCAAATTCATTTATTGGTACTAGGTTAGACATTTAATAAGTCCTCTTCGATTATGTCAAATGTGATATTTCTATTATCACCGACTGCTATAAAGTTACAGTTTTCTAAGTTACTATTTGTTGTAAGATAGAATTCATTGTTAAACCCTACATCAGTTATTGGGATATGCAATGGTTCCATCAATTGATTTGGATTGTTTTTCTTAACCACATACAGTTTTAAGTTTGTGTAAATTCTATGTTCATGCGGATTTAAGAAATTGCTTTTTAACCAGTAGTGTTCATCACGTTTGATAATAGTAAACGTAGTGTTCACTTCTTGTTGTTTTTTACTTATCACAAGTTCATTTCTGCGTTTATCGCCTCGACTTGTAAAGTCAGCATTTACAAAATGACTTTTACGTTTTATACCATAGTTTTTGAAAATCTTTTTAGTTAGTATGTTTACTTCGCCTAGTCCGCAAACATTGCGCACATCACTTAGATCATACATAACAAAACCTTTTACGATCAGTTCTGCTGGATCAAGTTCTACAGTGTCTATCAGAAAGTTAGGATCGTTTTCTTTAATGAGATACAGTACAATCTTATCGTACTTTCCACCTTTTTCAGGGTTAATACTAACATCTCTAAACTGCCTTTTACCTGTCATTTTGTACAGTGTTTCTTGGCTAAAGTTTACTTCCATCTTCCAACTGTTGATGTAAAAAACAATGTTAACATCACTTTGTTTATCTGTAACAGGAACACTTGTTAAAAAGTTTTCACTGTCTCTGATACGCAGTACATCACCTCTTTTAATAAGTTTGTATCCTTCACTCAGTTCAACAACTGAATACTTTTTAGGATCTACAACACCCATTAAAATTTGTCTAGCATCTTCATCTTCTGTTTTAAGATAAGGATGACGTATACGTTCCTTGGGCTTATTGGTTACAGTAATAATGTCGCCTGTTTCTTCATCGAAGTACACGCACCATTTTACTTTACGTTTAGCCTCTTTCTTGTCTTTCAGTAAGACGGGTTCTAAAGACATCTATTACTCTTTGATTTAAAAAATTTTCATCGCTGTAATGGATAATTCCATTATTCATCACGCTGTTTTCAATTTGTATTTTACCGTTATCACTGATCCAGACGTTCAATAGATCAGTCCAGCCTTCTGGCATTTCTTCGTGCCACACTCCTTGATTCTGTGTGTTAATATCATAATGATTTCCTAGAAAATACTTAACTTCGTCTTCCATGTCAACACAATGCGTTATCAAGTTACACAGTATATTTTTGTTAAATGATTCTGGCTTTTTTTCTGTAAAAAATTTGTTATAAACACTGCGCCAATTTTGCATCACAGGGTCTGCCATTTTAAACCATTCTGCTGCTTCTTTTGTTTCACTGCGCCAATAAATCATGTTGTTGTAATTTTTAGGCAATTTATATGCATCTTCGAAATCAAACTTAGGCCAAGGAGCAGCTGGTAAATTTCTAAATGTAAACGCATTACCGGGCATAGCAATATCGTAACTTTCTAAACTTTCCCAAAGATCGTCAACGTCAACGTTGTGTAATATTGTATCAGCATCTAAATAAATTGTGCGCTCAAAAGGAGTACAATGATACAACTGCCAAAGATTCATGCCATGAAAGCCATCTTTGTATGCTGTATTACCGTATGGTAGTTCAACAATATAATCAAATGCATGATGGTATTCTTCAGGAACAGTGTCGCTTTTTTCTTGGTCAACTACAAGGCAAAATTCTGCTTCAGGATCTGACAATTTCAAACTTAGTGCAAGTCCGTAACAGTATTTGATTCTATCTTTTTCAGTGTTGATCCCTAGTGAAATAAATCCTCTATTCATGAAGTTGCTCCTTCAAAACTCTGTCTGATAAAATCAATTTGTCTATCAAATGCACGTTTATTCATAAGATGTAAATTATCTCCACTGTACTTCATAAGTATGTTTTTCCATGGTTCTTGTCTATTGTGTTTTAAAAATATAACGTCATCTAAATTGTTAAACTTAACAATGTCATCTTTTTGATCCATGTTCAATAAAGGTGTACCTAAAAAGTCATGTACAAAATCGTCGTTGTTTAATCCATTGAACAAGTGTGCAGCGATACTTACACAAAAGTCTGTTCTAAACAGTGCTGGTGGGAATTGATACAACAAACTGTAGTATTCCCAATTGTCTTTTACATGTGCCCATATATCAAAGAACAATTTACTAAGAGGACTTTGATCAAAATAAACCACTGTACTCCACCAATGATTGATTCCACTGGTGTTCAGTGTTACTTCACTTTGATAAGGTATTTCGCCACCCAAGTATTCTGCATATCTATGCAATCCAACTTCGAAATCACTATCAAACACATAGTCATAAAAATCATTCATAACTAAGAAATCTGTATCGATCAATAGTGTGCGTTCAAACGGTGTGTTATTAAATACTCGGTGTTTATTAGTGTTTGTAAATTTTGCATTAAAATCAGTCCACGGACTATCGTGATGATTTCGTATGTTTCTATCTGCTTCACTACCTGGATCGTCGATAACAACATAATCAAATACAGCATCAACATTTTTTTCGCCAATGCTTTGTTTCATCCATCCATACGAACCATCGTCAGTTATTAAAGCTACTTGATTGTTTTTCATATTTCGTTTAACAAACTGAGCACATACATAAGCAAACTTTACATAATCCAACTGTTCGTTGTTGTAGGCAAACATACATATACCATTGCCTTTTTTAAGTGTCTTTGCCATTACCAGTCCATTAAACTTTTAATATTTCTTGCTTTTTTAATTTTATCCAACTGAACTTTGTATTCATTAGCTGCTTCTGTATAAGAACTCAACAGTGTATCTAACAAATCATTCAAATCTTCAATTTCAATGGGGTTTTCTTTAGTATCTAAAATAATACTAGATTCTTTACCACTATCTATTAATGCCTTAACAAAAGAAATAGTTTGTGGATTTGCGTGGAATACTCCGCTTTTATAGTGTATTGTGGTTAGTACTGACATACGTTGTCGTACTGTTCTCTTCTGGTTACTCAAAGTAATTCGATAGTTTGCGAATTCTAGAGCACGTTCGAGTCTCTCATCCATACGAGTTTCTCCTATAATTATATGCTACTATAACTTATTTATGTAGGGTTTGTCAACGATTAAAAATCGTTTGGACTTGTTAAATTATCGAGAATTGTTAACACAGGATCTGGACTAACATCAAATGTTGCTCCGCCTTGTGTGATTACATCTGGCATCAAATAGCTGCATGATGCAGCAATGCTACCGTCGATAAAATTGTAGTGTTGACTATCATCAAGTATAAACTTCAGATGCACATCAGCACCGTTGTTAGCATACTTTCCATAAATTCTAAACTTCAATTGCTGATAGCTGCTATAAATGCTGTATGCACTAGCATATACACTGTTGCTGTATGTACCGCCTATTATAGCAGGATCTGCCCATTGATACCAAGTGCCCGGACCTTGTATGTATCCGTATGCTGTACCGTATCCGTATCCATATCCATATCCATATGATCCTACTTGTCTACTCAGTGTAACACCACTACTAGTAAACAACAAACCTTCATCTGGCGTTCCGGCATCACTACCATCGCCAAAATATTCTGTTAGATCGTAGAAACCTTTACCTTCACTAGTGCCAAGTGTAATTGAATTACTCTGAAAGAAGTTATCCCATGTCATGTTTAGCACACCCATTTCATTGATAACATCTGCCCAGTTGTAATATCCAGCAGTTGAACCGTTAGTCATCTCTAACGCAAGGCGTACTTGTCCACCGCCGTTAAAGAAATATCTCGCATCGTTATAACTGTTCCAACTCCACACATGTTCGCCTATTAGTCTGTTATCCCAAAGTGCGCTTCTAGTATATGGTCCGCCACTAGTTGGTGTCGCAGGCAATGCACTAGCATCAGCTGGATCAACTGTAGCGTGATTATTGTTTACAAGTATTGTGTTTGTAAATTTGTTTTCAATTAAATTTAAATCTTCTGCACGTATCGGTGTTTGTGCTGTTACGTCTGTTCTATTAACAGGTGTTGCAAATACCAATACACTGTCAGTTACATCAATGTGATTAATACTTACATTTGTACGTTCTACTAGGTCTTGTAATCTTTCCGCAGTAATTAGTGTGCCAGGACTTAAATTATCAGTGACATTGATTGCACCCCACCCGTACTTGTGAGTGTCTTTTCTATTAACATCCGTCACAGCCGCAGAAGGATATTTGTCACCGAAGACTAAATTTACATCTTCCGCTACTGTGTTATAATGTGTGGCTTCTGCTAACTGGCCCACGTTCTGCGGCATTACTTCGCTCCTACTACTACTTCAATTATACCTTGATCATCGGTATCTTTTGATTCAAGAGCTCTACCAATTATCTTTCTGTAATCATCTAATTCTGAGGGATCAGCTCGTCTAGCTGTTCCTGCATATGCACTAGAAACTAGTCTATCCCCTTTTGTAATTTGTCCTACAACTTTGCAAGGAACACGCCCTGCTAGTGCTACAAATGGATGTGTAGCATCAGTACCTGCGCCTGCATTCATTTCAAAACCTGGTGCTGTACTAACAATACCAAATACATCTGGATCTCCTGTTTGTAGAGTTTGTGTAATTTCATGTGTGCCGCCTAAGCGCACAACTGTACCTGCTTCGTATGCTTCATCAGCTTCGTAACGTTCTGCAAGGTCAGCATATTCAGCACTAGTAGCAGTACCTCTAAATTTGTAATCAGTTGTGGTATTCATATTGATGCCTGCTTGAATAGTTGGAAACTGAGTACTTAGAGCTGTAACACCATCTTCTAAAAATTCTGTTGGTGCTGGTATCCAGGCTGTTGTGTCATCTACAATAATACTAACAATGTTATCATCCACAATAGTTTCAATTGTCCAGTGATATACTCCAAGTGTATCTAATCTTTGTCTATACTCGATACGTGTAGTTCCAGCTGGCGCACCAATTGGATACCATTGCCCATTATCATAAAGCATTAAACGACTTGTACTTGTGTCGTACCAAAGTTGTCCTTCAGTTGGATTGTTTGGTGCTGTGCCGTCAGCAAAATTTTCTAACAGTGACAGCAGGTTTTCGTTTAGGATTTCACCAAATCTTGTGTAGTTTTTACCTATTAGAGAAAGACTAGTACTAGTATCTACTGTACCATCATTTACTACTATTGGTGATTTTCCTGGATCATTATAATCTATTGTATATGGCATCTTATTTTCCTATTATAAGTCCGAGAACGAACTTCTTATCCTTAGTGTGTATACTACTTGAATTTTTCTGTTTGCGCTTTTTTGCACTGGGTGAAAAATCACATGAGTCAACAAATCGTTGTTGGCTGTATAGAGAGCTAGTTCATCAAAGACGTATGTGTCATCCATGTTAGTTGCAGTGTCTGTTAAATCTTGACCTGCTGGAATACTATAGTCTAGTGTACACGTAGTTGTAACATCGCTATAGTTACTTGGGCTAGAATGACTAGCTAAAACTTGGTTGTCACTAGAAGCTGTAATAGCATCGTCTACTACTTGAGTGTGTGTTTCGTTATAAAGTGCTCCACTTGCACTGTTAGTGTTGGTTGCTTTGTATGTGACTGCGCCTAAGCCGTCAATACTAGTTCCGCCGTTGCCAAAACGCATAGTACTAATTTCGTAAGTACCGGTACTGCCACTGCTATTGGCTAACAAATTAGCAATAGCAATGCTCATGTTTTCAAAGTTCACAGCATTACGTCTGCGAACCAGCACCTCACCTGAATCAGGATCCCAAATTTTGATATGCCCTTCAATTTCAACTAGTGGTGTTTCAATTTTGTTTAAACTCATAGCTCTTTTCCATTTGTAGTATTTATATCGATCCTTGCCCTGCATTTCTAATGAAAGCATGTTCTGGGGTAATCCCCCCAGCTGGATCAGCAAGGCTTACACCACTATCATTGTAAGCCAGTCTTAAATTATCTTCGTAGTGTGCAAATCTGTCTAATGTTGGAATACGACTGTTAGCTTCTGCTACTACACTACCTGAATCATGGTCTTGTGCAGGTGTTCCTAGTGTTCCTCTTTGTACAAACAACAAATTATCAGAATCTTTAGCATTGTATTCGATACGTTCACTTCCTATCCATGCTACACCATAATCAGCAAAGTTTGCTAAGTTAACTGCATCAACTGGAACAGTTGTATCTGTTGCTAGAATATTCGCAGTAGTGGTAGTTTTCTTATTGTCTTCAATTACTGTGCTTCTTTGAATATTCTGTGGCATATACATATTAATTCTAAATGATCTCGTGTTTGGATTTTCGATTAAGCTAACGTTGTTAGTCTGTACAAGAATACTAATATTTTCTGTATAGTCAACTGGATAAAGCTCGTCACCCCAGCCTTCTTCATGGGGTTGATCAAAATTATTACCATTATATATGTATTCTATATCATTGTCAATAGTTGTGAATTCCATACTATCAGTATTGCCAACGCCTAGGCTTATCGAACTGAAGTCTCCACCTAGCAATACTATATCACCTTCCCATTCTCTAAAGCTATGATCATTGTATCGCATTTCGATATATGTATTGCGTTCTGTTTCTTCTACTTCTATTAAATTAGCTTCAGTATGATCTACACTTCTAACACTGGTGTGTAATTTTGTATGGAAAGGTTTAATATCGCTGAAGAAATCTTCTACAGGCGTAATGTCATAACTTTCATACGTATCTCTGTTCAATAGCATAGGATGACTTACTTTTAATTTAACGTAAGTAGTTTTGAATGCAAAGTCATCTGTTGTATTTTGTACCACTGCTTGATGTAAACAACTGAACCAAAGTTTATTGTATTTGTACAGTAGATCTCCTACAAATACTTTTGTTCTCAACAAGTCAAACAGTTTACTGATAATATTGCTGCTTCCTGTGTCCCAAGGCATAATATCAAAGCCTGTTGCATCAAAGCCGTGTCCAAACTTGCTTTGATTCCACATTTCTTCACTTAGTTTTACAGTTGCTTTGGCTTTCCAAACCAATGTTGGCGTTCCATTTTCGTAGTAGTACATTTCTGGTCTGTTGATACCGTCGCTGTGTACTATGTTTCTTACATACACATAAGTTCCGTCAGGTTCGCTTTGTATCTCTAGCAATTCTGTCATGTCGTTCAGTGTTTTATCAGCTACAGTTCCTTTTTGATAAGTTGGAACACTCCAGTCTACCCAACTCCAATATGGCTTCATACTATAAGTTACTGTGCCTTCTACGAAAGTATAGTTAAACACACTATCCCAATTGATAACTTCATTGACTACAGCAATATCTGCTAGCAGTCTGTTCACTGTGTCAACCCAGTTTTGTCTTGCTTGTTCTAGATCTCTATACAAACTCTGTCTTGGTCTTACTAAATGACCGTATCTGTTGTATGGATGTAAATCTAAATCCGGAACCATTTGTCCTCTCCACACATCAATGTCATCTTGTTGTGTTTCGGGAGGCAATGTGTAGTTGTAAATTTTACTCCAATAGCTTTGTGCAGTGTCAAGGCTTGGTTGATTGCCTTGATTGTTACTTGTCAAACTAATGTAATAATCTGCGCCTTCTTGTACAACTGCATCTTTACTGTAAGCAGTAACGGTTGCCCAAGTAGTGTAACTATATCTTTGTCTATAGTTGTCAAATCCAGCTAGACTATCACGCATCTTAATGTGCATGTATTCTGGAATAACATCATCCGGATCGTTTTCAGAAATCAATGTCCATTCGTTAAGAGGATTACTGTTGCTTTCGTATATACGATTTATTTGAACCACACTGTCTGTAGTAATGTATTTGTTTACGTTACCTAACAACAACAAATCCTTACCACTGGCAGCTGCCCAACTTACATCAAACGCAGTTGGATCTTCAATTAACACAGCCAGTTGTTTGGTGTTGTAAACACGTTGCCCAGCAAAAGATTCTTTGTTCTTAACCCAGAAGTAGTAGTATGTTTCTGTGCGTTTAGTACTGTTGTTGTAATAAGTTTCTTCGCACCAGCTGTAGAATGCTTCTCCATCGATCAATTCGTAATACACTTCGCCAGAAGCAGCTACACCGTCAACTATTGTTTTACTGTTGATTGCTTCTTGCCATTGTTCAGGCAGTACTGGACTGCGAGTCCATTCATAAACATCAATACTACTACCATCAAACAATCTTCCCCAGTTGTTTTGCTGATAGTCATCACTGCCTTGTTCGTAGTCTAGCCAAATACTGGTGTTGAGATTCCACCAACGCTTGCCAACTTGTGCAGCACCCCAGGCATGAGTAGTAGTTGATTCTCCGTCTATGGTGTTGTAATTGTAAGTTGCAACGTCAGCAGTAACAATGAAATCTATTTCATCTTTGATAATTCCTAGTACAACACCTTTAGCAGGATCCCATGTTTCCAATTGAGCAATAGTGCTTTTGCGTTTTGCATCATAAACTTTAATATTTTCTATCAATCTAGTTTTAGCTTGTCTAATGCCATTGCGTTTCAGAACCCATTGTCCTCCGGTGTGTCCTGTTGCATCATTCCAAGTACCTGACCAATAGTAAACTCCAGGAACTCCAGTACCGTCATTATCAACAAATGCGTATATTGGTGAGTGTGTCTGGTTTTGCCTAATTCCTGAAAAGTTGTAATAGTACATGCCAGTATCAGAATCTTGAAGAGTTGCTGCGTTGAGCAATGCACTGTAACTTGGGAATCTAACATTTCTCATAGGATAAATGTTTCCTGTACCGCCTTCTTGCTCAATAAATTCATCAATATAAATGTGAGATGAGTCTGTGTCTACAACTTTGTGAATACCGTCTATATTAGGAACAGTGGTACTTCCTCTGATAAACACATAATCTCCAACTTGAAGATTGTGTGCTTGTATATCACCGTCTTGTCTTGCAATAGTAATCTGCGCATTGTCAGTTGATGTAATACCTGCACATGCATTGGTAATGTGCATGCCAAAGTCCATGGTTTGGAAAACAGCATACCCTTGGTTAAAATTATTTTGTTCACTGTTGTCTGCTACCCAAATACTAAAGATGTTAGGATCATTATCCATTTTGATAAAGCTAGGATTGCCTTGTGCATCTACCAGTGCATCAAACACGTTTCTAATAGTTGTTTGTGTAGCACTGTATGTTTGAGCAGTTAAACCAACAGTACTATTAGCTGTTCCTGCACCAATTACCATTGTTGGCTGTGTGCTGGTCAACTGCAATTTGTTATTACTGTTGTTGGCTGTTACACCAGTAATACCAGCAGCGTTGATTTGTGTAATAATATCTGTAATAGTTAGTACCACAGCTACTTGACTGGTTGTTGTACCAGCAAGTGTGATACCTGTTGTTAAACCTATTGTACTGTTTGCAGTACCTGTTCCTACATACAATTGATCTAAATTACAGTTAATTTGTAATAGTGTTGTGTTTAAAGCATTGACTTGCGCAGTAATACCAGTAATACCAGCAGCGTTGATTTGATTAACAACTTCAACAATAGTCAAGTTTGGTGTAGTAATTGTGCTTTGTGGATTACTGTTGATAGTTTCAGTTGTTGCTCCAAAGCCAACATCACTGTTGTTTACCGCAGCACTGATTGTTAAACTAAACGGATTGCTAGGCGTTGTAGTTGTTTTAGTAATCTTTAGTCTATTAGCATCTGCACTAGCTGTGATGTTTGGTATACCAGCACTTGTAATTTTGTTAACGATATCAGTAAGGGTATACTGTTGGAATGTAGTGCCGCTTTGTGTTGCAACAATAGTGTTGATAGTAAACGGAATACCAGGATTGTTAACAAGCCAATTTTTAATATCTGTTATAAACGTTCCGTTAGCCAAGCTGCTTTGCGCACTTGAAATTTGTGCAGGTGTAATTGTTTGTGTTCCAGCAATAACTTGTGCAGCATCAAAATTAGTTCCCAATATGTTATTGATAATAGTAACATCATTTGTGATGACACCTTCTAACTGTGCAGCATAACTTGGACTTGTATTGTATTCAGTTAGCAGTACACTTATTTCTAATCCACTGTCACTGTTGCTAAAGTAGTTGTTTAAGAAAGATACCCATTGTGCGCTTGTTTGTACACCTAAGAATCCAAGTCTCAAACTTTCCCAGGCAGCAATTCTATTAACTGCTTCTGCACTTATGTTAGCAGTGTTTTGTATCCAACTAGCATTAAACGCATTTTCAAATGCTGCTTGGGCTGTGATATTTTGAGTAGTTCCCACAGTATCATTGAATACCACTGTAGTGCCATCAATTGTGAGTTCAGCACTGTTACTACCTTGTATGGTTGGATTAACCACAGTACCAATTTTATCAATGTCAGGATATGTAATAGTTGTGACAACATTATCAAATGTAACGGTTTGAGCTGAACTTTGACTTTCGCCTAGTATCAGTGTTGTTCCGTGTGCCACTACATTTGTACTAGCGATATCGTTTGTAGCAACCAAATTGATCACATTCAAGTTTGTTGATGTTGATGTTTTGGTTAAATTAACTGTAGTACCGTCAATAATAATTGTTTCACCTGAACTTGGCACTGTCGGTAGTGTAACTGTTCCTGTTACAACAATAGGATCATTAGGTCTAGTAAGTCCTGTTGTTCCATCAGGATCTAACATAGCCCATGCACGACCTTTGTGTAGAACTTTATCATTGTACTTGTAGGCTGTTCTATTGTCCCAATTAGTGATGTTTTGCCATTCTCCAGCAAAGTTATAATCTTCTTTAGCTGGCTCTGGGAAAACAAACAGATCCTGTCTGTTGATAACTCTATAATCAGTTTCGCTAGTTAGCGGTAGTCCTGCTGTAATAAAGTCATCTGCAAACTCTTTTTCTTCGTCAATATTGAGCAGTGTACTAGAATATGTTTTAGGATTTCTAGTATCAAACACATCTACTGTGCTGCCCGTTACTAGTAAATTACTGTTGCTGTCAATGTCTACAGTGATATCAGTTAAAACATCGTTTACTTCTTCTTCGTGGAATCTAACAAGTTGTGGACTTGTAATTAACAAATCTTTAGTCAACTCAAATTCAACTGTGTCTCTACTGCGAATATCACCGTAGTCTGCTGTTCTAACAGCCCATTGTTCGTAAAGTTCCGCTGTACTAGAAGCACCAAACAGTTGGTTATTTCTCATAAAGGCTTCTAGTGCAAAACGTGTGCCTCTGTATTTTTTAGTGCCTTTAACAAATTCAAAAGCAGTATCGTCGTCTAGTTTAAGATCAGTTGCCCAGTCTGGTTTATTGTACCCGCTGTTAAATCTTGCAACATTTACAATGCTTTGATTGCCCAATGCATTTGCAGATCCGTAATATTGATCCAGTTCTCTAGCTGTAGTGTCAAAGTTTTGTACAATTGTATTGTCTGTAATCAAGTATCCTGGAGAATATAATTTACCATTCCAATCTTTTGTTCTACTACCTTTCCACTTGATTCTTGTGTGTAGTTGTCCCAACTCTGGTTTGTAAATTACATCGTCAAAGTTTGTGCTGTTATCAAAAACAACAGCATGCTCGATTTCAACTTTGTACAATCTTAGTCCGTACAAGCTGTCTTCACTGTCAGTGATTTGTACACTGGTTTTAGGATTATCTGTGTTCATTAATTCTCTGTTGATAAGAACACGATTAGGAAGTATTTGTTTTCCGTTGGCTCCGACAATGTTATAAACTCCATCATAACGATTGTTCAGTGTATCGTAATAACCTCTGTCACCGTCTGCAATTTCAATTTTTTGTGTGTCTGGCATCAGTGTAATTTCTGTACCAGTGCCGTCGACAGCAGCCCAGTAAACAAATTGGCTAGCTACGCTTCTCCAATCAGTCTGCCATCCTTGAGTTTGAAGATAGTTACTGTAACCATGAATGAAATCATAAACATCTTGTTCGGTGTTTAGTGTACTTCTATAACTTAAAACTGTTTCTGTTGTTTCAAAAGTTTTATATCTGATCATAGGAATTTCTTCACTAACAGTTACACTTGGACCGCTCTTAATTGGCTTGTTGTACTTGAAATACTGATTGCTGTTGTCAAAGCCTTCAACAACAAAGCGTCCGCTATCTTTGGTAATTTTTACCCCACCAAAGAACACTTCTAAATTAGGTTTACTTGTGTAAAGAATACTGCTATAGTTTTCTTCTGGTATAACAGTGGAGCCTTTGTCTTGACTGCTCTCTAGTACAAATTTTTGATTATTAATATTGATAAAGCCGCCAGCTTTAATCATCGGATTGTAATCTAAATTTTCAAATCTTTCTTTCAGTTGATCAATGGTAGTATTATTGTACTGAGCAAACTCTACTATAGCGTTACTCAAACCAATAAAATACTTTTTAGCATCATTGCCTAATATTGCTTCAAGAACAGGAGTTCCAGTATTAGCTATTAAGCTAGGTTTATTATAGTATTCTTTACCCGGATTATTAACACTTACACCTGTAATTGTTCCGTTATTAATAAAAGCAGTTACTTCAGCTCCTGAGCCAAAGTTATCATACACAGTAATATTAGGAGCACTGGTGTATCCGCTGCCGCCATCTACTACTCTGACACTTTCTAAAATACTGTCTTCATATTTTGTAGAACTTAGTCTTGGCTGTGTGTGATCTCCTAAGAACTGTGTATTTGTATAAATCCACTGTGTGTCATCGTATCCTACTTCGCTCAGCAAAGCACGTTTATTGCTTGTGAAGAAAGTGTTTATAGTCCATAATGGTCTGGTTCTCATCAATGCAACAAACTGTGTAATTTTATATTCACTGCTTCTACGCCATTCTGCTTCTACAGGACCCCAATCTCCAAATTCAAAATCTTTTGCAGCAAAAGTAACATTTGGTGCAGGCACTAGATCCGCTGTAACTGGATCATTTAGTACACCAGTAGTTGTTACCAATATGTTGTTGCCGCCGTCATCAAAATCGTAAATCAGTCTAGTAATTGCCAAGTCTCTACTGTACTTGGGAACAGCATCTGCTGGATCGTTGTAGTGACCTTCTCTGAGTGCTTGAATAAGTGCTGTACGTTCAGCAGGTACTGTCCAGCTGTAGTTTGCATCCCACCAACTTGGCTTAGTGTTGTGTCCTAGCATCTCCCAAGGATGTGTGTGAGGTCTGTCTGTGTTAAAATAATAAGTGTAAAGACCTCTCCAGCCTCCAATTTGCGGGCCTACAGTTTTATAATTGTAAGTGAAATAGTCAGCAACATCAAAGTATGTTGAACTTTGGAAATCTAATTTGTTGTTGCGAACTTTCCATTTATTATATTCTGGTAACAGAGCTTGTGTCATGTCATCCCAACTGTTAGGCGACTTTCTACTTGCATTTGGCATAGCACTTTGATATGTCCAGATGTTGTTAAACTCGCTTAATAAGTTGTTGTAAATTCTAAGTTCTAAATCCCACAGGGCAGCATCCACAGCATCAAAACCTGCTGCGGCTCTATTGTATAGCTCTGTACCTCTGCGTTTGTGTACACTGCCGTCGTGTCCAATAATAACATTGTCAGTAGCAGTGCTTGTACTATCAAGACTGTAATCTGATCTTATTTCAGGTGTGTAAGGACGAACCAAGCCCAACTTAACTGCACTGCTAGGTATAAAACTTACAGCATTTTGCGGATACCAACGAACATGAATACGTGCCTGCCCACTACTCGGGAATACAACTGTTTTGTTAACAGTAATCTGTGTTTCAGTTAATGTATAATCAACATCATTGATCATTGATTTCCAAACGTCTGTTCCAGAACCATTGTCTTCTAGTAACCAAACTTGTAAATGATTTTTTGCATCGTCATATGTGTTGATAGTTTCTGGCAGTGTAAACACTGGCGTAGTGCTATTGGTCCAATAAAAGTCTTCACTTTCATAATCTCTGTACATTGCCATGTTACTATTAGCAAAGCTACTGTCTGCATTTTTACCAACATTGATATCTTTTAGTACACGATCTACAAGTTCATGTACCGGAATACTGATATCCAAGCTATTGTTTAGTTGCTGTGCTTTGAGTGCAAACTGACTTTTAAATGCTCTGTACTGTTGCGCACTAAATTTTAAAGCACTGAATACATCTGTATCAATATCTAAACTTGTTTGACCTAGTAATTCAGTACTAAATGCTTGCTGTCTAATAGTACCACCAAATTGGTGTACATGAGGAAGCATGTCATAATTGTTGTCACCAAAATATTCACCTTCAAATCCTGGAATGTTTTGCATTTGATCTTTCATGTGAGCAACCAAATCGCCAAAACTACCTTCACTTAGAATTTTATTTTGTGGATTGTAAACATGAGTATCCGCATGTAAAAAATGTCCATCT